CGTTGGCTACGGTGGCCCTGAAAGCGATCCGGATGACGTGATTGCTTCGGCTGAGGTTTTTGAGGAAGGCATGGGGCAGGATAAAAAACTAATAGGCCGTGCATACTTTGAGCCAGCCGAAGTTAATGAGAAAGCTGATAAGATATTTAAAAAAATCCAGCAAGGCACGCTGCGCGCTACATCTGTGGGCTTTATGCCAATCGAGGACGAAAATGGCCGCATAGGCCAATTTGGTAAAGATGACGGCACCGGGAGCCGCAGCAACACGGACACCTTCTATTTTAATGGGCAAGAGCTGCTTGAGTTCAGCATTGTCAACATTCCAAGCAATCCTAACGCTGTGAGGAATGGCCTATCAGAAACAAGGCAAAGCTTTACTGACTATCCTCGCCAAGCTGTGGACAATGCAAAAAAGGCGCTCCAAATTAAGGACGGTGACAACCCTGACATCCAGGAATGTGGCACCCGCGTTGGATGGACAAGGGCTAACCAGTTAGCCAAACAAGAGCCGCTAAGTGAGGAAACTGTTGGCCGGATGGCATCTTTCCGCAGGCATCAGCAGAATGCAGACGGTGATCCAACTCAAGATTGTGGCGCTATCATGTGGTTAGCCTGGGGAGGCGAAGCTGGAGTTAGCTGGGCAGAACAGAAAATGGACGAACTGCAAAAGAAAGTTATGCCAAGTAACCAAAAAGGTAAGCGTGCAGAGCCTGGCGAGCTAAGTGTAGGCGACTTTGTCCGCTGGAATAGCTCAGGCGGTCAGGCTGAGGGCAAGATAGATCGCATCCAGACCTCCGGTGAGATTGAGGTGCCGGACAGCAGCTTCACTATCAATGCCAGTGAGGATGACCCTGCTGCGCTTATTACCGTTTACCAAGAAAACTCAGACGGCCTTTTTGAGCCAAGTGACGTGCAGGTTGGGCACCGTTTTTCCGCTCTTACAAAAATTGACGCTTTGCCTACACCACGCAAGGTACCAAAGGCGAATTCTAAGCATGTGCCCGCTCTGGAAATGACACCAACTGCACCGCGTGAGCGTGAATGGGACAGCGAAGCTGCTGAACAGCGGCTGCGTAGGTTCTTCAGCAGTGACGGCTCAGGCGACAAGGAGACCATTGACTTTGAGCAGTACCAGCGTGCTTTCGGGTACGTCATGGATGGCGAGGAGGGCAACTTTTCAGCCTACAAGCTGCCGCACCATGATGTAATTGAGGGCCAGATGGTGGTTGTTTACAATGCTTTGGTGGCTGCTGCCGCTGCGGTCAATGGCGCACGCGGTGGCGTGGACATCCCTGAGGAGGATATGCCTGCCGTCAAGGCGCACATTACCATGCACTACCACCAGTTTAGCGAACGCAGTCCCTTTGAAGAAGAGCCTGAGCAGGATATGAGTGGTGATGGTGACGAAATGAAGAAGCTAAGCTATGACACATGGCGGCTGCTTAAGATACGGGAAAGGGAATTAGAACTTGAAAAACTTAATCAATCTGAAAACTAAAACCAAGTAACAATGAGCAACGATATTCAAAGACTGTATGACCGGAAGCGGGAGCTGCTTGCTCAGGAAACCGAACTCAAAAACAAGTTTGAGCGCAAGGAGATCAGCGGCTCTGACTTAGAATCTGAGTTTAATAATATTGAGGAAGAACTCAAAGGTGTTGAAAACAGCATCCGCATCGGTGAGCGCCAGGAGCAGGCTGAAAAGCAATCTGCTAAGGAGGCCGAAACGCAAACCGAAAACCGCTCATCCAGCAAAATCTACAATGATGAGGTGTTCCCAAAGCTGATGAGCAAAGGGCTTGACTTCAGTAAGCTCAGTGAGCAGGAGCGTAATGTTTTTGACAACGTTCACTCACGGGCTGACTTGGGTACTTCATCCAGCGGTGGTGGCGTACTTGTGCCAACAGATACAGTTCGTGAAATTATCCGTGCCCAGGAGTTCATGGGAGGTGTGCGCCCTACGGCTTCCGTAATGGAGACACAGGACGGGCGCAAGATGAGCTTCCCGTTCACGGACAACACCTCAGACGCTGGTGAGCAAATCTCTGAAAACCCCTCTGCCGACACTGCCCAGCTCAATCCCTCATTTAGCGAAAAAGAACTGGATAGCTTCACGTTCTCCAGCAAAGAGTTTGTTGTATCCCGTGAGCTGCTTCAGGACAATGTGTTTGACCTTGTGGCGGAGTTCCAGCGCTTTGCTGCTCGCAGGTTTTTCAATGTCCTGAATCCGCTTTTTACAACAGGCTCCGGTTCCAGCGAGCCTGAAGGCATTGTAACGGGTAGCGGTGTAACGGCTACGGCTCAGAACAGCGCTTCCCTGGTACGTGAGGACTTCATTAACCTGATCCACAAGCTTGACCGTGCCTACCGGAACAACGGGGCTTTCCAGTTTACAGATGAAATTGTAAGCTCCATCCGTAAGCTGGAGGTAGGTTCAAGCGATAGCCGTCCGCTGTATCAGCCCTCGGCCAATGCCAGCGAGCCGGATCGTGTTGAAGGTTATCCATTTTTTGTGAATAACGACTTGGCAGCCCTTGGCACAGGCAACAAGGTGGCCACGTTTGGCGATCACAGCCAGTATAGAATCAGGGACGTGCAAGACGCTGAAATGATGCGGCTGGATGAGCTGCACGCCCTGCGTAATCAGGTAGGCTTTGTGATGTTCAGCCGGCATGATGGTAAGTTGCTTGACCCTAACGCAGTAGCTGTACTGCAAATGGCTTAATCTATATGAAAGTGATAGTCACTAAAGGTGTCATAACGAATGAAGGCACCTTCCAGAAAGGAGCAGAAGCCGAGGTCAGCGATGGCCTCGGCAACTCCTTAATCAATTCAGGACAAGCAAAGAAGGTGAAAAATGGCACTGGAGAGGGTACTTCAACTGGACGAGGACAGCAGGCTGAAGGTAAAAAGGGTAAGCGCACCCGCTCAACAACCCGTCACAAGGACGGAGGTAGCGCAACATCTTAACCTTGATGCCGACCAGGAGCAGGCTGATGGCGCTCTGCTGGACAGGCTCATAAAAGCCGCCACCAGTTGGTGTGAGGAATACCTGAACAGGCAGCTAATCACTGCCACCTGGGCTAATTTCTATAACATTTTTGATGAGCCTTTGCAGGTTTGGTACCCGCCAGTTCAAAGCATTGCATTTCTTGAGTACAAGGATGACCAAGGCACAACAAAGCCAGTTCCAGCGGTGGATTTTGTTTTTGACAATACCGTTGATCCGGCAGAGATAAGTCTTGCTGCGGGTAAGACCTGGCCTTCGAGCCTTGAGGATGAGGTGAATGTTATTGAAGTGCAAGCTGTGTGTGGGTACGGTGACACGCCTGATGACATACCTGAGGACATCCGCGTTGCTATTCTAATGAAGGTTGCTGGAATGTACGAAAACCGGACTGCTGGCAAAGAAACGGAAGTTAGCGCTGCTGAAAACCTGTTAAAACCGTACCGCGTGCGGCTATTCTGATATGGCGGACAAAATTGGAAGGCTTGACCGCGTCATCACGCTACAAAAGCGCACCACAACGCAAAATAGCTTTGGCGAAAAGGTCGACACTTTTGCTGATGACCAGAACATGCGGGCTGAGCTTGTTGAATTTGAAGGTGGGGGCGAGGACTATGAAGCAAAGCAAGAGACAGCCGTGACTGAGCTTGTTTTCCGCGTCCGGTACAAAGACAAGCTTAATGAAGAGGATTACCGCATTAAGCATAACGGCAAGGTGTTCAATATCAAGCGCGTGATGGAGGACTTAGACGGCTACCGGAGGCAATATATGAAGATCATTTGCGATGCCCGCTAAAACAAAAGCCAGAGTTGAGGGAATAAATGACGTTAAGAAACGCCTGAAAAATGTCAAGCGCAATAGCTATCGCAAGTCTGCCATTGTTTCCTCAGCAAAGAAGTCCGGCAAGCCTATGGTATCAACCATGAAGGCTAATATGAAGGCTGTGCCAGTAGATAGGACAAGGGACTTGGCGAGGCTTTTAGGCTCAAAGCAAATCCCAAAAGCTTATAGTGGTGATGAGTTCCCTGGCGCATTTATTGGTTTAAAAAATGGTAACAAGTTTACTGTCAAAGCAAGCGCAGGGAAGAAAGTAAGCAAAGAAGAGGACATGGAAGGCGTGCTGAATGTGTACTGGATTGAGTATGGCACAGGCAGCCGTGACGGTCACGGGCAACTGCCTGCTTATTCGCCCATAAGGAGAGCAATTAGCTCAACAATCAGACCAGCTAACAGGGATTTTGTAAACAAATTGATTGAAAAAGTAAACGACCAAATAAAGAAAAACAGGCTTTGAATTACGGAAAGGTCATATTTAGGTTGCTTAGCAACAGCACGGACGTGACTGGCATTGTAGGCCAGAATATCTATCCCGTCCGCTCAGCTAATCAAACGCCTTTCCCTTATATCGTTTACACGCAGATAGCTAATGAGCCGCAAAACGTCAAAGAAAAACAAACGCCTGTAGATATAGCAAGCTTCCAGCTTGATTGCTATGCCCGCAACCACAACACAGCCGCTGACCTGAGCGAGAAAGTGAGAACAGCGCTTGACAAGCAGAGCGGCACAATAGCAGGGCTTGAGGTTGCGGGCATAAGCTTTCAGTCCTCTGACTTTGCATTTGATGAGGATCAGGACGTGCAAAGGGTAATTGTAGAAGTTGACTTATTTATTCAAAGGAATTGATATGACCGTACAAGGATCAGAGTTCAAAGACAAAAATATTCAGGTGACGTTGACCCAAAACGTTAGGTGGGGCAGCACAACTTATCCGGCAGGCAAGGTAATTACACCGGACCGTGAGTTTCTGGACTACCTAATTGCAGGTGGGCTTGTGGAGGAATATGGGCAAAAGCATGGCGAACACCCGCCAGACATCAGGACAAGATCAATCGACACAGGCAAAAATGAATAACTATGGCAGTCAATAACGCTAATGTAATATCGCTGTTCCTTGATGGAACAAAAGTAGCCGTTGCTACCTCTCACACGCTTAGTTTTGAGCGGGAGACAATCGAAACAACCTCCAAAGATGACGGCACCACAGCAACTTTTATTCCTGGTAAGAAAACAGCAACGGTTTCCGTTGAGGGCTATGTAGACCCTTCAGCTTCGCAAAACTTTGATGACCTCTACACGCTCTATGATGCTGACAATACCTTCAGCTTCAAGTACACGGATCAAGTAGTTGGCAACAAGCGCTACGAGGGCACCTGCTTTTTCACCTCACTTGAGCGGTCTGGTGGGCAAAACGAAGCAGAAACCTTTTCGGGCGAGCTTCAAATCACTGGCTCAGTTTCACAAGTTGACATTACATAAAAGAAAAAACACAGGATAATGGCAGTTAATAACGCAAACGTAGTCACGCTCAGCTTAGGAGGCAATAACGTGGCGGTGGTCACGTCAAATACCTTTTCGCTGGAGCGCGAAACGATTGAGACCACGTCCAAGTCAGATGGTACAACGGCCACTTTCATCCCAGGGAAAAAGACAAGCACGCTGAGTGTGGAAGGGTACGTTGATCCTTCCTTTGCAAGCAAAACGGAGGAAGGGTTCAATGACCTTTATACCAAATACGATAATGACACCACGTTCAGCTTTACCTTCACGGATGGCACAAAGACTTATTCAGGCACCTGCTTTTTCACGAGCCTTGAGCGGAGTGGCGGCCAGAATGAGGCCGAAACGTTCTCAGGTGAATTGCAAATAACTGGTGACATTACAGTAGCCTAAGCTTCCATGTTAGCGGGTTCCCTTTCCTCCCGCATCGCACGGTACGCCCTGCGGTGTGGAGGATTGGGTTTTTCAATATGCACAAAAAACGGGGGAAAGTATGCAAATCACAATCAACAAAACAACCTACAGCGCCACCTTCAACTTCAATGCTTTGGATAAGCTGATGGAGGATGCCGGAATTGAGAAGTTCAGCGAGCTGGGCACCATTTTAGGGCAAAACGAGGATGAGGTCAGCCGGACTACCATCGGGAATTATGCTAAGCTGGTGCTTTATGGCATCCAAGAGCATAACCGTATTAACAAACAAGAGGATGAGCCGGACTTGGCTGACCTCAAGCCCATGCTTATCACAAATCCTGACCTGCTTGAGCAGGTAGCCAACGAACTTCAAAAAGCCCTGCCGCAAGGTGAGGAGCGAGAACAAGATGGAGGTGCTGAAAAAAAGAAGAAGAGCCAACAAAAGAGCAGCTCAAAGGCCAGTTTTTAGGCATCCTTGGGATTAGGGATTTTCCTGACTGGTCACTTAGGATGTTAATAAATGCCTTGACTGAGTACAAAAA